GGCCAACTCAAGGCCAAGGCGCAAGACATTCTCGACCATCGCCGCGCGCTTGGGCGCCGGGCGGTTGAGTTCCTCCAGATCATTGAGGACGCCGCATGACCCGCTTCAACTGGACCCCTGACCGCCTGGCCACCCTTCGCCGCCTGTACCTGGAGGAGAAGCGCGGGCCGGTGGAGATCGCCCGACACTTCGGCGACGGCTGTAGCGACGTGACCATTTCATCCGCCGTCCGCCTTCACGGCATGAAGCGCCCTCGCACCGTGTCCAACGGCTACAACTGGACGCCCGAGGCTACCGAAACCCTGCGGCGGCTGTTCGTTGACCCCTACGTCACGAGCGAGATGATAGCGGCCAAGCTGGGGAATGGTTGCACGGAACGGGCGGTTATTCGGAAGGCCGCGCTTCTGAAGCTGCGCTCGCCCCGCACGCACCTGCCCAGGCCCAAGCCCGTGCTTCGCCCCCAGCGCGTCCGTCCGGTGAGCGAGGCCAAGGCCCGGTTCATCGCATGGTTCCGCCGTGCGGGCTGGCCAGCTTCGGAGGTCGCGTGGCTGTTTGATGTCCAGCCCGAACAGGTGGCCGCATGACCGCCCCCGTGCCCGCCGTAGTCCTCCGCATTGCCGAGGCTCTCGACACTGAGATCATCAATCAACGCCGGGGCGTGACGTCTCGCCCCTTCGACGCCTGCCTTGATCTGGATGCCGAGCGTCTAGCCCTAGCCGCCATAGAGGCCCTTGCAGGCCACATGCGTGAGCAGGGCTTCGTCCACCCGTCCAACTGGCTGAGGAGCTTCCTTTGACACGCCTTCCCCGCCGCAAGAAGACCGACACCGCCGAGGCGCTGGCCGAACGCGCGGAACGCAAGGCGCAGATCATCGCCCTGAAGGCCCAAGGCGTCCGCGTGGTGCATGACAGTGAATACCGCATAATCGCCGCTCACCGGCTGGACGTGTTCAGCCTGCTGCACTCCCGCAAGGGCGCCGAGGGAAAGGCCGCGCTCACCGATCAGCAACTTCAGGCCGCTCGCCGGCTAGAGAACCTGATCGCCATCGCCTACGGTCATGAGCGCCCCGAAATCAGCATGGACCGCGTAGACAAGGCCACGGCCACGGCATCCGAACAGATCACCCAGGCGATGATTGACGCCTCCGGCCTGCTGAAGATCGTCCTCGGCAAGTGCGGGCGCCGTGACGCCGAGCTGCTTTGCGCGCTGATGTCTGGCAACAACGCCCGGCTTGGTTCAGGCTGGCGTGACACGGTAGAGCGCATCACCGACGAAGGCCGCAAGGAAGCACAGGCAGCGGTTATCCGCTCCGCTTGTCAGAACCTTGTGTTGGCATGGCAGGCGCTGGACTATGCAGCGCGGGAACGGAAGGCGAGGGCGGCTTAACACCACCCCTTGCGCCGACGCACCGAATATGGGACACATTTGGTATCCGGGGTCTTGCGCCTGTAGCGCGGCCCCGTTGAGTTTCGCGCCAACGCGCACCACCATCGCCCCCGGCACGGCCTCACCCATAGCAGCCTTGCACACTCTGACCGCTGACCGGCGGGCGAGCCCTTGCACCCATTTGGCGGACTAGCCGCCTGGAGGACTACACATGGCCGGATCTGGTCGCCATCTCGGACGTCGCGGCATCACCATGCGCGGCAATGCTACCGTGTTCCACTCGGGCGAGGCTCCGCCCCCGACCACGACCACGGGCACCGACACCACGCCGGTCGTGACGGAAACCTATTTCTCCCGCGTGTTCCTGCCTGCCAACGCCCGCATCACCGGCCTTGCGCTGCTGAACGGCTCGGCGGTGGCCGGCAACATCACCGGCTTCCTGTACGACGCGGACGGCGTTGTTGTGGCCAGCACTGCCAGCACCGCTCAATCGGGCACCGCTGCTTATCAGTCGGTCGCCCTGTCGGCTCCTGTCGATGCCATCGGCCCGGCGGTCTACTTCGTCGGCTGGCAGTTCAACAACACGTCGGCCCGGTTCCGCACTCACACCCTCGGCGTCTTCACCACTCAGAAGACCACGGGCGGCACCTACGGCACGGCTCCCGCCATGACGCCTGCCGGTTCCTTCACCACCGGCGTCGGCCCGATCTGCTCGACCTACTAGCCCAATGAGGTTCCCATGACTGCCAAAAGGCCAAGGGGGCGCCCGTCGTCCTACAGCCAGGAGGTAGCCGACCGCATTTGCACCCGGCTTGCCAACGGTGAGACCCTAAAGCGCATTTGCGCCGATGACGACATGCCGGGCTTCGTTACGGTGTGGCGATGGGAGAATGACAACGAGGAGTTCCGGAAGCTTTCCGCACGTGCGCGGGAGATCGGAACTCACAACCTTGCCGACGAGTGCATTGGCATCGCTGATGATCCGACCATTGATCCGCAGGACAAGCGCATCCGCATCGACACGCGGATTCGCCTGATCGGCAAATGGAACGCCAAGCGTTACGGCGACAAGCTCACGCACGCCGGGGACGAGGAAGCGCCAATCAAGGTCGAGCGGATCGTGAGGCGCATTGTCCACGCTGACGATTGACACGCCCCGCGCCTTCGAACCGCTTCTCGCGCCTGCTCGCTACAAGGGCGCCCACGGGGGCCGGGGATCAGGCAAGAGCCACTTCTTCGCCGAACTGCTGGTTGAGGAGGCCCTGCTTAACCCCGGCCTTCGCGCGGTCTGCATCCGTGAGGTTCAAAAGAGCCTGAAGGAAAGCGCAAAGCGTCTGGTCGAGGACAAAATCCAGACGCTGTGCCTTGGTCGTCAGTTTGAGGTTCTACGCGACGAGATCAGGACGCCCGGTGGCGGGGTCATCATCTTCCAGGGGATGCAGGACCACACGGCGGAATCGATCAAGTCGCTTGAAGGGTTCGACCGGGCATGGATCGAGGAGGCGCAGACGCTTTCGGATCGCTCGCTGACCCTGCTGCGTCCGACCATCCGCAAGGAAGGCTCGGAGATTTGGGCGAGCTGGAACCCGACGCGCAAGGCTGACGCGATTGACAAGTTCCTTCGCCAGAACACGCCGCCCGGCGCGGTCGTGGTTGAGATCAACTGGAAGGACAATCCGTTCTTCCCTGACGTGCTGGAAGCTGAACGCCGCCTCGACCTGGACAAGTACCCCGACAAGTACGAACACGTCTGGGAAGGCGGCTACGCAACGGCCATCGAGGGCGCTTACTTCGCCAAGTTCCTCGTTGAAGCGAAAGACCGGATAACCTTCGTCCCCAAAGACCCGCTCATGGCGGTTCGGGCGTTTTGGGATATCGGCGGATCGGGCGCAAAGGCGGACGCCACGTCTATCTGGATCGCGCAGTTCGTCGGGCGAGAGATACGGGTTCTCGACTACTACGAAGCGCAGGGCCAACCGCTGGCGGCGCACGTTCAATGGCTGCGCGACAGTGGCTATGACAAGGTCGAGTGCGTGCTGCCTCACGACGGGGCGCAGAACGACAAGGTCTATAACGTCAGCTATGAGAGCGCGCTGCGAGAGGCGGGCTTTTCGGTCAAGGTCATCCCCAACCAGGGGGCCGGCGCTGCGAAGATGCGTATCGAGGTCGCCCGGCGGCTGTTCCCGCGCATCTGGTTTAACAAGGCCACGACAGAGCCGGGGCGCGATGCGCTGGGCTGGTATCACGAAAAGCGGGACGAGGACCGGGGGATCGGCCTTGGCCCTAACCACGACTGGTCTTCCCACGGCGCCGACGCCTTCGGGCTGATGTGTGTCGCCTACGAAGAGCCGCGCAAGAGTTCAGAGCGCCTCGAAATGCCTAACCTTGGGGTGGCTTGATGGATGACCGCGAACTGTTGAGCCTTGTGCAAGCGGAACGTCAGGCCGCGCTCGGGTTCGACAACGACGAGGAGCTTTCGTCCGACCGCGAACGGGCGCTGGAGTACGCGCGCGGCGTGATGAAGGACATGCCGACCCTGTCCAACCGCTCCAAGGTGACAGACACGGCGATTAACGACGCGGTCGAGACCATCCTCCCCGACCTGATGGAGATGTTTACCGGCGGCGACGATATCGCCACGTTCCAGCCCAAGGGCGCCGAGGACGAGGAAGCCGCCGATCAGGAGACGGACTACGTCAACCATGTCCTGATGGACAAAAACGACGGGTTCCAGAACCTCTACGCCGCGTTCAAGGATGCGCTGCTGGTCAAGACCGGCGTGTTCAAGTGGTGGTGGGAGGACTACGAAAGCCGCGATGAGGAGTCCTTTAGCGGCATCACGTCCATTCAAATCCAGATGCTCCAGGCTGAAGGCTGGGCCATTCTGGAGGCCACGCAACAGGGCGAAGACGAGTTCGAGGTCAAGGCCGAGAAGGTCGATACGGACGGTTGCCTGAAGTGGTGCGCGTGGCCGGCTGAAGACTTCGCCGTTGCGCGTGACACGGTGGACCTGAAGCGCGCCACCTACTGCGCCGCCCGGTCGCGCCCCCGCGCTCAAGACCTGATCGCGGACGGCTATGACAAGGCCAAGGTCGAAAGCCTGACGACGTACTCCGCCTATGGCGAAGACGGCGTTGAGCAGGCCCGCAACACGGTTGACGAGGACGGCGAGGGCTCCGATAGCCCGCTGCGTCAGGTCGAGATCGTCGAGCACTACGTCCGGATCAAGGAAGGCGACAAGGAAACCATTTACCGCGTCGTGACCGGCAACGCCGAGGCGGTGATGCTGGAGAAGGAAAAGGTGGACATGATCCCCTTCTCCTCAATCACGCCTTACCCGGTGGCCCATCGGTTCTATGGCCAGTCGCTGGCCGATCTGCTGATCGATGTGCAGCGTATCAAGACGTCGCTGCTGCGGACGTTCCTCGATAGCGGCTACTTCGCGCTTAACCAGCGTTACGCCGTGGACATGCGGCAGGCTCACGACTTCACGATGAGCGACTTGCTGCGTAACGAGCCGGGCGTTCCGGTTCGCGTCAATGGCGTCGGCGCGGTGCAGCCTATCAGCGCGGGCGGGCTTAACTTCCCGGCGCTGGATGCGCTCGAATACGCCTCGACCATGGGCGAGACGCGCACGGGCGTGGTTCGCAACGCGCAGGGGCTGAACCCCAACACCCTGCACGACACCGCCCAAGGCGCCATGTCGTTGATGGGCGCCGCGCAAAAGCGCATTAAAATGATCGGGCGTATCTTCGCCGAAACGGGCGTGCGTGACCTGTTCCTCGGCGCCCACGCCATGCTGCGCAAGCACTCCAGCAAGGCGCAAACGGTTCGCCTGCGGGGCGGCTGGACCGATATCAACCCCTCCACCTGGGGTGTTCGTGACGATATGTCGATTGAGATCGGCATTGGATCGGGCGGCAAGGATCAACAACTGGCGGCGTTCAATGCCGGATCGCAGTACCTGGCGGGCCTGATCCAGATGCAGGGCGGCCCGTCTGGTCCGCTGGTCAACATGGAAAACGTGTACGCGTTCTCCAAGAAGTTCATTGAGCGCGGGCTTGGGTTCAAGTCGGCGGAACTGTTCCTGAGCGACCCTGCCAAGGCGCAACCGCAAGAGCCGCAGCCTGACCCGGCGATGGCCGAGGCGCAAGCCAAGCTTCAGCTTGAACAGCAGAAGATGCAAAACGACGTTCAGCTGGAGCAACAGAAGCTCCAGGCTGAAATCCAGCTCAAGCGCGAACAGATGCAAGCGGAAATGCAGTTGAAGCGCGAGCAGATGGCCATCGAGGCGCAGATGCAGGCGGTTCAATCGACGATGGGCGGCGGCGGTATGTCGCCGGTTCGCATGGGCGGTGAAGTCGGATGACCCCGCAAGCCAAGGCGTCCAAGGCGTCTGCGGAACTGGAGCTGGTCGGCGAGGCGTTTGAGCGCCTGCGCCAGAATGCGACCGACGCGCTGTTTAGCTCGGCTGCGGGCCACGCTGACTATCGGGAGGCGCTTTACCGCTCCGTTCAGACGGTCAACGCCGTCGAAAAGTACCTACGCGCTGTGATTGACGACGGCGCGATTGAGGATTTCGCGGAATCCATCCGCGAACAACTCGCCCCAAGGGCATAGCCACAGGGACACCATGACCATTGAAGCCGGGACGCTTGAAAGCGTTCTCGAAGACCGCCGGGCCGTGCGCGAGCCGGAACAACAGGACGCCGAAACCGAGGCCGTAGAGACCCCGGAAGAGGCGGAGGACTACATAGAGCCGGAAGAGGCGGAAGACGCCGCCGACGACGCTCCAGAGGCCGAGGACGAGCCGCAGGAGGCCGTTTCTGCGGTCGATGCGCCGCACTACTGGCCAGCGGACAAGAAAGCCGAGTTTGCGAAGCTGCCGGCTGCCCTTCAGACCCTTGTGGCTGAACAGGAAGCGGGCCGCGTTGCTGCGGTGAACAAGGCGCAGCAAGAGGCGGTGCTGGCGCGCAAGGCGGTCGAGGCGGAAGTCGCCCAGACGCAGGCGCTCAATCAACAGCTTTCGCAGACCGCTACGGCTGCGCAGGCGTATCACAATCGGGTTGTCCCTGAACTTGGGATGCCTTGGGAGCAAGTGGACTGGCAAGAGTGGTTCCGCGAAGATCGCGCGACCGCCGCCACGTTCCGTGCCCAATACGATGCCGAGCGCGAGGAGATCCAGCGGGTAGAAGCCGCCAAGGATCAATCCGAACAGCTCGCTTACAGGCAGTTCCTCCAGGCGGAAGCCGCGAGACTGCCGGAAGTGGCCCCCGATCTGGCCGACCCGACGCATGGTCCCAAGCGTAAATCCGAACTGCTGAACTATCTCGGCGGCAAGGGCTACACGCAGGACCGGATCGGGCGCTTCGGAGCCCTCGACCTCTCGCTGGCTTACAAAGCCATGATGTTCGACGCAGCGCAGGCGAACGCCCAAGCCCTGAAGTCGGCCCCGCAAAAATCCCCGCCATCCGCCCGCCCGATCCGTCCGGCGGCTGCGGCTTCGGCGCCGTCCCAATCGGTACGCATCAAAGAGCTTGAAGCCCGCGCGGCTCAAACCGGCTCGCTTGATGACGTGCTTGCGCTTCGCAGAGCGAAGAGAAAGGCAAGTGGCTAATGGCCGCTCCCACGAATACGGTCACGACCGTCAACAACATCGGCATCCGGGAAGACCTGGAAAACGATATCTACCGGATCGCTCCGGAAAAGACCCCGTTCACCTCCAACATCGGCACCTCGAAGGCGTCTTCGACGTTCAACGAATGGCAGACCGAAGACATCGAAGCCGTTGACGCCTCGAACTTCCAACTGGAAGGCGACGACGTCGGCACTCTCGATGGCGCCCGTCTGTCCACTCGGGTCGGCAACTACACCCAGATCTTCCGCAAGTCCGGCGCTGTTGCCGGCACTCAGGAAGCGGTGTCGCTGGCCGGTCGCGCCGACGAAATGGACCGCCAAAAGATGCTGGCCGGTCTGGCTCTGAAGCGGGACGTTGAGGCCCGCATGATCGGCAACTTTGCCAGCAACGCGCAATCGGGCGGCACTCCTCGCAAGCTCGGCGGCGCTCTGGCGTGGATCACGTCGAACGACAGCCGTGGGGCCGGTGGCTCCGATGGCGGGTTCAGCGGTGGCACCGTCGCTGCCGCTACCAACGGCACGCAACGCACCTTTACCGAGGTTCTGGTAAAGTCGGTGCTGGCTACGGCGTTCGGCAACGGCGCCATGTTCAGCCAGGCTTACATGAGCGGCACGCACAAGCAGCAGTTCAGCGGGTTCACCGGCATCGCCGATATTCGCTCGAACGTGTCGGGCAAAAGCCAAGCCACGATCCACGGCGCGGCGGACGTCTATGTGTCGGACTTCGGCGCTATCACGCTGATCCCGCACCCCTACGGCCTGACCCGTGACTGCCTGTTCATCGATCCGTCGATGGTGGCGGTCGGCACTCTGCGGGCCACCTCCAGCAAGGCTCTCGCGTCTGCGGGCGATAACGAGAAGTTCCTGCTTACCTGTGAGAAGACCCTGGTTGTTCGCAACCAGCGCGGGCTCGGCGTCGCTGCCGACCTGACCTGATGACCAAGGGGGGAGGGCTTCGGCTTTCCCCCCGCATCCCCAAGAGAACATGACCGACGAAACCGTGATTGCGGACGCTCCTCGCCGTGGCCGTCCGCCGAAGGCCGAAACTCCCGAGGGCATGGTCTGGATGACCGTGACCAAGGCCGGTGACGGCCATATCAGCACGGGCGAACACGTTGCGGGCGTGGGTGACGTGACGTTCAAGCGCGGCGACCGATTCCTTGCGCCTGAAGCCTCGGTTGAGGCTCTGGAGGCCAAGCACTACGCAGAGGCCGACTGATGAGCGGCTTCAAGCCGTTTCTGGCGGCGGACGAGACGGGCATTGCCCACTTCCGCCGCAACAACGGCGACGGCACGACTAGTTATCTTGCGGTGCAGGATAACGACCCGATCCTCGACGCTAACAAGGCGATGGCCACGCACAACGACGGGTATTCGTCCACGCGTGAGCTTCGCCGGGTGGCAAGCATCCCGATGCAGCTTCTGTATCACTGGATGCAGACGGAAGGGTGGGACCCGTTCGACCCCGCCAATCAGCACAAGCTGGCCCAAAAGCTGAACTCCAACGAGTTTGAGTACCTGCGCACGGCGCCGGGCCACCTGGGCATGTCCAACGGGGTGATGCGGTGAGCCTTGGCACCTATGCCCAACTTCAGACGGCTATGGGGACGGTCGCCATCCGTTCGGATATGGCCACCTATGCGCCGGACTGTATCGCGCTCTGTGAGGCGCGGCTTAACAGGGAATTGCGCGTCCGGCGGATGATCGCCCGCGCTACGGCCACGCTGTCCTCGGAATACAGCACGGTTCCGACCGACTTTGTCGCACCGCGCACGTTCGTCGTGGGTGATCTGGCCCTGACCTATGTGACGCCGGACAAGGCTGACGAACTGGCGCTCGATACGGGCTTTACCGGCGACGTGCAGGTTTACTCCATCGTCGGGACCGAGTTCCGATACCTGCCGGTTCCTACGGCTTCGGCTACCGGCAAGCTGACCTACTGGCAGCGCATCCCCGATCTGGCGACCAACTCGACCAACTGGCTCCTGACAACCTCGCCCGACGTCTACCTTTACGGATCCCTCGTCCAGTGGGCGATGATCGTCAACGACGAGCGGCTTAGCCTCTGGTCGGGCCTCTATGAGCAAGCCTTGGCGGGCATGGTCGCGGCTGACCGTACCGAAAGCCTGGGCGCCGTCCTCTATCCCCAACTTAACATGGTGACGCCGTGACCCTTCGGAACGATTCCATTTGCTCGGATGCGCAGGCGATCACGCCTAGCAACACGACCGTGCTTGACCTCAACGGCTTCTACGTCGGCACGACCGGCAACGTCTCGGTTGTGACTGCCGGCGGAACGACGCTGACCTTTACCGCTGTTCCTGCTGGCGCGGTCATCCCCCTTCGGGTGCAGACGATCCGCTCCACTGCCACTACCGCTTCTAACATCGTGGGGTTTAAGGACTGATGGCCGCCTTCAACAAGTTTAACAGCTTTGTCGAGGTTCTGGCCGAGAAGGGCCACAACCTTGGATCGGACACCCTGAAGTGGGTGCTGACCAACTCGGCTCCGACGTCGTCCAATACGATCTTGGCCAACATCACACAGATCTCCAACGGCAACGGCTACACGACCGGCGGCACGGCGGCGACCACGTCCAGCTCGTCGCAGACGTCGGGAACCTACAAGCTGGTTCTGGCTGATACCGTGTTTACGGCGTCCGGCGGCAGCATGGGGCCTTTCCGCTATGCGGTGCTCTACAACGACACCGCGACCAACGATGAACTGATCGGTTATTACGATTACGGCTCGGCGGTGACGCTGGCCGATACCGAGACGTTCACCATCGACTGCGACCCGTCCACGGGCGTTCTCCAGATCGTCTGATGGCCGTAACCATCCCTGTTGCGCACGACCACGACGGGCGCCCGTTCCGCGACACTATCCTTCTAACCGACGCTGAACACGCCGCGCTTTCGCCTGAGCAAATCGAGGCGATGAAAGCCGCGCGCGTGCAGGGCTGGTTGGTTGCGACGGGCGTTTTGCCAGAGCCGCAGGAGTAGCGGATGGCTGATCGCTATTGGGTCGGCGGTTCGGGCAACTGGAACTCGACTAACACCGGCAATTGGTCGGCGACGTCGGGCGGCTCGTCGGGCGCGTCGGCTCCTGTCTCGGGTGATGACGTCTTTTTCGACGCCAACAGCGACAGCGGGGCCGGGTTTACGGTTACGATTGTCGCCACCGGGCCGACTATTCGGAACCTGACGATTTCGGGCCTAGATCAAGCGATGATCCTGGCCGGTACGGTCGGCATTGCTATTCAGGGCAACATCAGCCTTCCGGCGTCTAACTTCACTTGGTCAGGCACGGGGACACTGACGCTTAGCGGCTCGTCGTCCAGCCGCACGATTCTGACCAACGGCGTGACCATCAACGGTGACGTGACATTTAACTCTTCGGGCTCTGACTGGACGCTGCAAAGCGCGCTCACGGTCGGCAGCAACGACAACGTGACCTTGACGGCGGGAACGCTCGATACGGCGGGCTATGCCGTGTCCTGCCAGCTTTTCGTGATCAGCGGGACAACGACGCGCACGCTTACGCTCGGC